GGGCCCACCCCCTTCAGCAGGGTTTTCGGGGTTCACGGGACCATTTTTGGGCTGGCCGCCTGGCCCACCTTGGGGGCCACCCTTGGCCATGGCTTGCACTTGGGCTTGCTGCATCATCTGATTTTGCTGAGCTTGTTGGGCCAGTTGGACGTGCACGCGGTAGTGGTAAGTGCGGAAGGCTTCTTGAACGCTTAGCGGAAGTGCTTGGAATTGCTCACTGAGACAGAACTCACGGTGCCGTTGGATATGGAGATTTTGATTGTCGAAGTCGGGGTCCACATGGATAGGTAGGGTGAGAGCCGGGTCATTAGGGTCAACACCTGGGAGTAGTTGTCCAGTGTCAAGATCAAAGAATTGCTTAGCCCACTCGATGAGCGCATCGTGTTCTCGGGCGATTTGGTTATCATCCGCTTCCAGTCCTTCCATTAGCTCAACAGCGCCGATGGCCCGGGCATACTTCAACTGCACATCAGGATCAGTGAGGTCCACGATATGAAGACTCGCCATTTGTTCGTATGCTGCACGGCGCTGGAGGAGGGTTTTTGGCATGAGGGACCCTGCCTCTATGCGGATGTCTACGCCGCCTCGCAACTCAGCTTGCGCGATTTTCTTAAAACTCCACCGAGCCTCCTCACCTTTTATCGCATAGTAGACCTCTTCGGGGGCAAAGTTCCTAAAGATATAGAACATGCTTTTCGCCACTTGTGCCCAAGACTCACCCCACCGTTTGAAGACCGGACCTAACTGCTGCTGCTGTTGCTCAATAACCGTGTTGATGAACACCGCGCTATCAGCACGGGGGAACTTGTCCGCGAGGTCGCCTACAGTGATGATGTCATCCATCACCTTCTCAATCTGCACCAACCGTTCAGCAAACGAGTTCGGGAGGGAACCCCCTTCGATGCGGCGGGGCTCTCCGCCCCCAGTCGAATTGGCGGTGAAGCGGATAACAATGCCTTCGGTGCCATTCATGGTAGACACATCGGCATTTTCGGGGATGGCCCAGACACCATTCGCGGTGCGCGCGAAGTACAGCAGAATGTGGGCGATCAGGCGGTTGCGCTGACGCTGGGGCTCTTTGAGACTGTTTGCAGGGGTGGTGCATAGCAGTGCTCCCGGCACTTCGTCATACCCAAAGTGAGTGGCTGGGATGAACACCCGGCCCTTTTGATCGGTGGTGCCCTCGTGGAAGGGGAGGGGCTTCGCTTCAAGGACTTCCTCACCATCATTGACAATACGAGCAAGGAGACCATCCGGGAAGTCCCGACACGGAAGCATATACATATCGTCTACTACTACAGAACGGGCATACTGAGCGGAACTCCCGATCACACTGAACAATGTAGGCTGCAACCTGATGATGTTCTGGATCATCGTCAGGCCTAGGTCGCTGCTCGCGCTGTTCGAATCCCCCTCCCTCCGGGTGGCGGTCTCGCTGCTTGGGTAATGTTCGTACGCCCATTCCAGGGTCCTCATCTTGCGCCAGATCAGCACGGGTTGGCGCCGCATTTGGGGGATCGTGTAATCACACAGGACTTCAAAGATACTGGCGACCTCAGCGGTAATTTCCCCTTGGGGTTCCTGCTTGCCCCCTACATCAACCATGGGCCCGCCATCGGGGTCATACCCACCAATGAGCCAGGCGTTCCCAAACAAGGCGGTTTGATACGCGAGCGAGTTGCGGAGCGCATCCATGCGCACCACATCCTCAATGTACCTGAGGACAAGGCGCCCGTTATCAGCGGTCACCCGGTCATCATCATTCTCGCTGCCGGGGGCAAACGTCAGCGAAGGTTCCGTTGCTGACAAGCGCGAGATGGCCTTCATCAACTTAGGCTTAAACAGGTTTTCGACAGGACGGGGGGCACCCTTGGCCACATTCGCGCGCAGAAAGGTTTGTTCAGCGCCGCTCCAGCGGATCCATTGGGCATCTAACCAAAAAAGTGCATTCTCGTATGCGTTGCGGATCACGGCTTCCCGCCCACGACAAAGCCGGTCCACGGCCTTCCGATGCGCATCAATAACTTTCGCTTTATCCATTAGCCGAACAAGCTCGCTTCCTTCTCATCCTTATAAGTCCCATTTGGGTGCCCATAGGGGATCTCCTCAGTGGGATCGGGGAGCGCGGTGATGGTCTGCACGTTCTTCACTTTGCGCTCGAACGCAGCAACTTCCTGTTGCTGCCCAGCGAGGGAGATGGCGCGGGTGCCAAGGTGTTGCAGGAGCAAGTCAGCGGCGGCATCGGCGCGGGCCATTTGTAGGTCACGGTCGCGCCGCACGTCCTGCAACTCCTCCCGAAGCACAGCGATGGATCGTTCCCACTCAGCGAGAACCTCTTGACGGGAAATGGTAATGCCATCTGCATAGCCACGATAATACCCCCACTTCAGGTTGAAGATCACTGTAAAGTCTCCCAGTCCTGCTCACTCACGAGGCCATCAAAGTCATCCTCATCCTCATAACTGTCTGTGCTTACTCCTTTGAGGAGCTTATCACCAGTGATCACTCCCCGGTGTTTTTTACGTTCCCAGGCTTCCGCTTCAGCACGGGCAAAGGGCCCCAGCTTCGACCAGTCACTATCCAAGCGGATGCGCCTGAGGGCTGCGTCCAGCTCTCCAGTACGTTCCTTCCCTGGAGGATAGACCAGCGGTAGTGCAGCACTGAGCGCATCACTGGCATCGTCGTGTTCCGCACCCTCGCCATCCAGTAGCTCCCCTTCAAGGTCATTGATGCCCTGCATCACCTCAGGCTGGTCCGCCACCCGGTGCAGCACAAACCCATTGCTGTAATTGGGGATCAGGCCCCGGATACGGCTGGGCTTGCTGGCGTGCCCCCCGACCCACGGGAGGATCTGGAACTTGGGCTTCCCATCCCGAAAGTCCCGGGTGAACAAATGGAAGAAGAGGCGCTGGGCGGCGACCTGTTCGATGGCGACCCATTTGGGGCTCCAGATCGCTACGAGTTCGTGCGTCTTCGCCAAAAATTGATCAACGTTACACCGCCAACGGATGACACGTGGTAAGTACCAAGTGTTATCGGGGGAGACGCAGACGACGACCCAGGCAGCAAAGTCACCTGAGCGCCGGACTTCGACATTGGTATTCCCTGTGCGCGAGCCAGGCGGATCAATGACATTTGGGTCCACGAGAATGAACGTGTTGCACTCCGCTGCGCGAACGGAACGACCTGTCTCCTGTTCATCCTTATCAAGCTCCTTAAACACTCCCCCTTGCATGCGGAAGTATTTGAACCACTCCTTGCGGAAGCCCAGTCCATCCTCAGACTTGGGATAGCATTCATATTGACAGGAGAAGAACCAGGCGTTACGGCGTTTCATCCCTTCTGCGTAGGCGGTGTACTCTTTGAGGCTCGCCCCCACGGGGAGCCCTTTAGCACGATCTGCCTCAGCATAGGTGAACACGGGGCGCTTATCGGCTGTTTGCCATGGGATGCGCACCACGAGCGCATCCTTCCACCCCCGCGTGATGTAGACGATGGGATCGTAGAAGGCCCAGGGTGTCCCAACATATCGACGCTCTCCAAGTGCCACACTATGGTATAGAGGGTCGAGTCCATCGAGTTCTCGTATGACCTTATCCATCTGGGTGCGGTTCAGCTCCTCACCCACCAGATCATCAATGAGCTGCAGAGTATGATGGCCACCCACCACACGAGACCCCACACCTCGTGCTTTGATAGAGGGATCACTGTAGGCACCTCGCCTGTTTATCGTGAGATCGTTGGAGGTCCACTTCGTCTTATCACGATCTGCGGGGATCAGGTCTCCATAACATTGCATAAACAACTCACCATGCGTCCCACCCCCCGCGAAGGTGGTCCTGATATAGTTCATGATCACCGCAGCAAAATCAAAGTGCATGGTATAGATGAGGATGCGTTCTTCGGGGTCACGGACGAGGCGCCACATGGCGTAGGCTTGGGTCATGAGGCTGGTTTTGAGGTGAGCGCGGGGCACTACCCCTAAGCGAAACCTGCCATACTTCTGCCCACCATGCCGGGTGCCATTCGGCGCAGACCACGCATACGCAATGGGCTGATGCAGGTCCTGCTCAAGCCAGGTAAACCCCGCGATGTACTTGGCAAAGAAGTAGAAGTCTTGGCGCCCCCTGAGGCGCATCCATTCGAGAAAATCTGGAGTGGGGTCGGTGCCGCTCTGCACAAGTTGCCCGCTATCTACGCGCCCCTGAAGCTCACACAGCCGAGTCCCTTTGAGCCAGAAACGCGGGGGTGGTGGCGGAGGGAAAAGGTAATACTCTTCCTCACCCACCCGAGGAGGCGTAAAGGTGAAGCGCTTAGGCGTAGCGTTCAAAGCTCTCTCCCACTGTGCCAACACCCTTCGGGGTTTGGGCATTACAACACCCGTGGGCTTTCACCTTCGCATCCAAATCAAACACGGTGGGGTGCTTCGCATTCAGTAGTTCAAAGAGTTCACAGTCGCTCTCGATGGGGTCGAAGAACTTACAGTGTTCACAGCGCACCTGGCGATCCACAAACCCGGCATCCTCTGGCGTCACGCTCTTCCGCACCTCTGCGCCATCATAGGCGCCAGGCACATAGAACCCACAGGAGTCATCGTCATCGATGGGGATGCCGAGGATGGCGCAGTCCCCATCCTCACTAGCAAAGCGACAGGTACCACACTGCGCAAAGTTGTCTAACTCCTCGCCGGAGGGGTCGAGATAGAGGAAGGTGTCGCGCTCAACCTTCATTCGCGCGCGCTCTCATCATTAGAGGGGGTGACATCGATGGCGCGTGTCGCGCGGGCATCCTCATTGGTCACTTGGCTCAAGACATGGCCGATGGCGCCGAGGTGAATGGTGATAGTGGGGCGTGCAGTTTGCTCAGGTTCCAGCAATCCTATTCCCTTACCCATGCGTTCTGCTGCCCATTGGGCTAGATCAGGATCAACCCACTTCCCCTTCTTTTCCCACAACTCCTCAGGATTGCGGGCATAACAATCTTGATAGTATTCAATAGTGTCAAGCGCCAAGTCCGCCTTCGCGTTCTTCACCACCTCCACCACATTAAGGGGCTCAGGGGCGTCCGCTTCCGCTAGCTCCTTCTCGGTGCATAAGCGCCGGAAGTCTGACCCCCGGATGATGGCACGCACACTCTTCACGGACCAGCCAATTTCTTGGCTGATCTCGGGGATGGTCAGATGACGCTTGCGCGCTTCATACACGCGGAGGGTGAGTTGGCGCCGCTCCGCAGACTTCAACCCTGCGAGCGACTTCACAATGCCTTCAAAGGCGGGCATGCCCCTTCATCCCACACCCTATGTGGTGGTAGCAAGCACATCCATGGAATGATGCAGTGCATCAATCCTGAAATTTGGTGTAGATATTTGGGAGGATACATATATCCACCACCAGGGGGTGGCCCAAAGGGGGCCAGGCGCCATCGCCAGCGCCAGCGTCACCACCGTGAGACACCACGTCAATGTGTAGCATTCTAGTCAACCATATGGCCACAGTAGGTTTACTAGCCGCAACGCGTTAGAGTTATCCACAGGTTATCCACAGGCCCATTGATGGTACGACCTATGCTATCCACGCTGCTCACCCTGACCACTGTGCCATTGCAGGGCGGCACTGTCTCGCCGCCTTGCAGGTTTTGTCACGCCCACCCAATATGCGTACTCGCATGACTTCATTGAGTTTATTAGCGAAATGGGTTGGCAAGCGGATTGCTCTCTAGCCGAGCATGGAAACCATTCGACACTACTGCGGACAGCGCTCTCAGCCTTGTGTGTGTGCGCAGATTGCAGAGACAACCACGTGCAACACGTGCGGGAAGGCGGATGATGCCCCTTACCGAGTCTATGACGAGCGCGGTAAGGTGATCCAAGGGTGTATTGATGACTGCCACACTGGGCGCCTAGTCACCCCGAGTGAGAGCGCCTTCTGGCACAATCGCCCCTCAGCGCGGAAGCATCGGGCAGCGGTCAAACGCCACCTAGCTAAGGTGCGCCCATGATTCAGCCAAGGCCATTGTATCGCATGGGCTCTGAGCCCAATGCCAAGCGGGACCGTCAGTTGTTTGCGCTCAATACCGATGCGTTCTATCGCACCAAGCGCCCGAATCCTCCCGATTACTGTAGAGTATGCGACTATGATCGGACGCAGAATGGTTCGTGCGCGTGGTGTGGGGCGCATGGAAGGCAGCGGGTGAGCGCGTGAGCAATCAATTCACACTCGCCCGTACCCTTGCACGCCATCGCGATCAAATGAGACGCGAGGCAGAAAAGGATAAGCGTATGAGTGATATGGAATTAATCAAGCACCTACATCGGCTTACGGAGTCTGTGTTGTACGCGATGCAAGAGGCCGATCGGATAACGGCGGTTTCAGGGTGGCAATTTATCTTGAGAAGCCTTGAGGAGATTCGTACGGAGTGTCTACGCCACGAACGCGCACGCAGTACGCAACCTGACTGACGGAGGAGCGCATGAGACACCAAAACATCACTGTGGGTATGCAACTCGCCTTCACCACTGACGCAAAGGCACGCTATGGCTCGCATACCCTTCCTGGCATCGCTGTTGTAAAGCGGCTCTATACCAATGAAGGGTATAAGGAGCCGTGGATTGAGTTGCAGGGGTTTCATGGCCAGTTTCGCGCGAAGGATTTCAAGCCTGTAAAACTCGCATCGTGCATTTGTTACCACGGGGATCATCCCACGTCAGGATGTCCACGGCATGGGTGAGCGCGTGCAATGAACTACGAGCAACCCCGGCCCGTTGCCCCTCTCTCGCAGAATGTGGGAGGGTCTGAGTCGCCGGATGTCATGCCTCAAGCAACGGATAGGGATGACAATTCTGTGAAAAAGGAGCGACAATAATGCTTTCGGATCAAGTGACGAAGCAACTAGACGAGCTGCGCGCCCGCAAAGCGGCCCTAGAGCTGGCCGGGCGCCTCCAGGAACGTGCGCAGCGGGAGGACCACCCAACGCGCAGGGCTGCGCTGCTGCTGGCAGCGTGGGAGGAGTTGCGGAAGGTGCGCCCATGCGCGTCATAATCCTCGCGCTCGTGTGCTTAATGACGGCAAGCTGCACCCCCGCCAAGCTCGCCCACAAGCCCACTGGGCCGGAGATCAAGTGTCAGGTGTATGGCGGCCCGCAGTGCTATCCCCCATTGCACCCGGATCCTGCTGATCTCCAATGCCGAGCACCCCGTATCCATAAGCCGAGGTTGCCCAAGCTGGCGTAAGGAGTGAATATGTTTACCTTTCAACTTGGTGATGAAGTGCGGGACATGATAACAGGGTTCACTGGTATCATCCTTGAGCAAACACGGCGCGTTGCGGACCTCGGTATTGAGGTGCGGTATACGCTTCGCGGCAGATCAACACGGAATGCTCGCTATTCGTCTCCTGCAAGTGCGCCGCCTCTTGAAATACCAGACATCGCGTTTCCGGAGGAACGGCTCGTACTTATACAGGCGGCCAGGCCCAATGCCGAATGATGAGCTCGTCACACCAGAAAGTCTACGGGCGTTCGTGCAGCGGCGGCGCGATGGGGCGTTTAAGGTGCCCGACACACCAGGATTACATGGGTCAGAAGCACGCATGCTGCGTAACATCCTGAGTGATACATTTGCGACACTCGATCGTGCTGCTGAGGCCCTTGAAATCGCGGAAGGGAGCATTATTTTGGGTGAACTTGCCCTCAGAAGGGCACGCGCGCTTGAAGGCAATCTCCGGATCGAATTGGCGAGTGTCTATCAAGCATTACGTGAGACACACGCGCGCGTGCGAGCCGCGGGAGAAGACCCGAGGCTCCTGACAAGGAGATGAGCATAGCTATGAGTGAATATAATCATTGTAGTGGAGTGAGCGCCTTGCGAATCGCGGCACATGCGGCGCGTGGTCCTGGAATGGCGACAGGTGCTCCGCATTGTCATGGATGCTCCCAAACAGATGTGGCGATTGAGGCGCTCTTCCAAATCTACGCCATTGTCTCCACAGGACAGCAAGCGAGTGCGCGTGCAGGGAAAGCCCTCGTGCAACTTGGAGTATTGAAGGAGGATGAGGAAGCCGAGTGAGCGGCCCTTGTTGCCCCTCAACCCACCCATTCGCACGGAGGCGAGTGGGGGAATGGAGGTGTTACACATGAGCGAGAAAGAGTGTATCGGAGGCTGTGATTGGACACTAACAGCCGACTTTACGAGCGATCGTCAAATCTGCCGCCGCTGTGGGCGCGAGCAGCCGGAAATGGAGGATGACGAGACGCTCCGAGAGGATGATGGTACGCCCCCAGATGGCGGCTCGCGGTGGAGATGAGATGAACGATATTGCTCCTACAAAGGCGATTGAAGATGCGGTCGGTGGGTTGGCGGACCTCATCCTTGAGAATCACAAGTTACGGGATGCATTAGAGGATTGTGTGAAGGCACTGACCATACGCTACGATGCAAACATTAGGGTTGAAGCAATAGCTAAAGCACGTAAGGCTTTGTTAAGAGAACACGGAGGATAACTACCATGCACCCTTTTGACTGTACGTGTCCCCTCTGCATGCCGCCCATCGATGACATAATTGACGAGGAGCAACGGGCTTTCGATAAGCATGCGGATGATGAGTGTGACAAGGCCACCTGCCCCTGGTGTGAGCAGGAACGTGCGCGTGGGGAGGAGCGCCCGTATGATGACGAGCGGGATCCGCATCCGCGCACCCGTGAGCCGTGGGAGCGTTGACTAGTGCGATTAGGACAGTATCGCCCCTCACCCGGCCTCGCAGGTCCCCGCAAGCCCTCTCGTGAGATGGCCTATGAGGGCGCGCTCTTGCCCATTCTGGGGCTCAATGACCCTCCGCACAGTGCGAGCAGCCTCCCTGAGCGCAGGCTGGCCATGGCCCTCCTGGAGACCACCTACATGGACTTACAGCGCCCCGCCCGCCTCAAGCTGTGGGATATGGCCATGGATTTCGTCAATGGCGCGTACCCGAAGGAAGCGGCCCAATTCAAGCATATGTGCGAGACCCTGAACCTCGATGAGGTGTGGCTCAAGCACAAGCTCAAGCAAGTGGCCAGGTGGCCTGAGGAGCGCCCTCCACTCAGTGGGCGCCAGCGCAGGCGGATTGCGAGGCGGCGGGTATGAGCCCGGCATTGATAGTTCTATCAATAGTAGTAATAGTGTATATATACTCTATAGTTAGAGGAGTAACCAAGCTATGGTGAGACACGAAGGTAACAGGTATGTGCGCTCCTACGACACCCACAATGGGCGCAGGTATGACTGTTATGAGCTGAAAGATGGCATCGCCACCAAGGTGGCTGAGGCCAGCACAGAGGAGGAATGGCAGCTCTTCCTCACCTTAGAGCCTACCAGTCCTAAGATGGATAAGCTGGGACAGCCCTTGAAGCATGGGAAAGCCTGTCCACTGTGTCGCACGGAGCGAGTGGTATGAGCACCGTAGCACTCCTCCATCTAAGCGACCTATGCTTGTTTGTAGGGCTCGGGGCGCTGGTGTTGGCCGTGTGTCTCGACTTGAGGCGCTGAGGCGCCCTCAGGGCCACCTGGGCCCCTCCCTGGCTATTCTGGTAGGCGTGCCTGAGCGCCTGCTGCTCCTCCCACCGTTTCCAAGGCTCATTACACAAGTGCTTCATGGTTCAAGTAGGTAGGTAGTTCTACGTGTAGTCAATAACAGGGAGTGTGAGATCGCACTGTGGCGGTGCTCGCCCCTATATAGCTGGAAGCCAGCCGCCGGTTGGCGCGCAGCGCAAGCGCAGCGCCAGAGGTGGTGGCGCTGGCTGTATATATAGCACCAAACCACCACTATTGACACCACATGGTGTCCACTGCTACACCACTACAACACCATTACATCGGAGGTGAGCGTGGTTAAGTCAAGACTCATACAATTCCATGTACGGGGCATACTCGCAGACTATGTGGAGCAAAAGGTCAAATCGGAGTGGTACGAGAGTGCGGCCGAGGTACTTCGGGATGCGCTGCGCACTATGATGTATGCGGATAAGAGCTTCGTGCGCACGCCAAGTGATCAGGACGATCATGATGCGCAGCCTGTTGCGCGCTCTACCCCTGCTGGTGGGGAGCCCCCCAAACGCAAGCCCACGATGGCGGAAGTGGCCGCGCTCTTGGCAGACAACGAGAAAGCGCATGGTACCGAGTATCGGAAGTGCTCGAACTGGAAGCGGGGGTGCACCATCTGCTCCGCACGATTTGGGCGCGCGCCCGGTGCACCAGACCTCGGGCCCCCTCCAGTTGGCACGGTGATACGCCCGCGAACGGGTGCGGATGCATGATCATGCAGCGCTGCGCCGCCGTGGCTGAATAAAATCAAGCCTATTACTGGCCTTGCGTTTGCTTATACCAAGCCGCAGATGATGAGACAGGATCAGAACAAGGTACGCCGAGTACTCCGCAGAAGTGTCCTCGATTTTGGGTGTGGAAAGTGCAAGCGGTGCGGATTTGCAGACTGGCGCGCGTTGCAACTAGATCATGTGTTTGGTGGTGGAACGAAGAAAGGTATGACACTGACTACAAATAAGAAGGCGGTCGCAGCCGCGATTCGACAAATCCATATTGGTCAGTTGCAGGTACTGTGTGCGAATTGTAACTGGATTAAACGCCACGAACGCCGGGAATTTCCTCATGGCGCACGTGGATATAGACGCGCTATTCCTTAAAGGACGCTATACCAGATGCTCAAGCACACCCCACATACCAAGGGCGGAGCCGTGCCCCCGCCAGTCAGGACCCTTGTGACCCAATCGGAGTACGAAGAACTGGTGAGTGACATCAAGGATGACATCGCCCATGTGCACCGGCAGCTCATGGGGGATATTCAGA